CTGAAAATAACCCAATTAAAGAAAAACCCTAACGAATTAAATCCGGGTGTGTATAAAACCCGTGAATTTAATCTCACAACTATAAAAACCCCCACGTGGGAGGAAAAACGTTGTGAATATAGTAGGAAAAACACAAACTACTCCCACGTGAAGTTGAAGACTAACACGTGGTTTTAAAATTATCAAGAAACAATAGGCGGTGGGGGGGCTGTAAAGCCTTACACTACCTGATAATCTCTTGTGTGCACCACTGAAGGTGGTACCATAAAGGTGGCACTCCAATCATCACCAGCACTCTCCAAGATCTGAGCTGTAGAGCTAGTATCGTTTGATGTAGTATAGCGAATAGTGACTTCGCTAGCTGAGTTGTTGGTGAAATTGACTTGCCCCTCACTGATGTTGAATGTAGGCATCACCCACTGTCCGTGTTCATAGACAGGCAACAGCCGCTCACCTCCTGGAGTGGAGAATTGAGCAGATATATACAAGTCATAGTTGTACGGAGAGGTGACGCCACCATTACCCAAACGATAGATAGAAACGCTTTTAGGACGACTAAAGGTCACTACACTCGTACTATAGGCAGGCACTACAACGCTATCATCGGTCTTACTATCCCTAGGGAGGTAATTCCGAAGGAACAAAACTCGCTTATCATCAATCCTCGGAGAGTTGGAGTTGTGAGACTTCAACCTCGTTGGGTGGTAATAAGGAATGTTCACTTCATGGATGTTGTTGATGTATCCGTGCGATTCGTGCTGAATGCCAAGTGGAGAGTAGGCTGCATCTGTAAGTGAAGAGGTGATGACTTCTCCTCCGATAGTCTTGACTTTGTATCTAACAGAGCCAGAACTAAAGCGAAATAGATTGGCGACTTGTTCAAGGGGCGACACTGAAAGTGGCGTCCCTGTCTCGTCATACCGACCACTCGCAGTTCGAAGGAAGAAGCCAGGTCTAAAGATTGCGATGTCTTCGAGAGGGCGCACCATAACAGAGCGCTTAGCAAAGGCTCGCAGACTCTTAAAGTATTCACCCATACACGGAACAGTGCCATCCTGAGGTGCAACATTCTCGATGAGCTGGTGGACGGGCCCGTTGATGTCATCGTAGGAGCCATGCGCTACAAATTCATCATCAGAAGGGACACAGACTGGAGCTGGTGAGGCTTTCACTGGACTCTCATCAGGGGTTCCCACGCATATAGCAGGTACTTCCACTGGCATAGTCACAGCTGGTTCCTCAGGAATGGGGTAAGGGGGAGTGCACATCTCCACCTTTCTCACTGTAGTAGACGGACGCGACATCCACCCAATAGGGAAGACGGAGCGGGGCATGCCGAGTTCGAAATCGTCGGCACCGCTCATTGAGACCAAGACCGTAATCTTGTCCTCACACGTGTCTGGCTGAATGAGATCGGTGAATTTGTACACAGCGATGACACCATTGAAATCATCAGGTTTGATTCGAATGGCATCAGTGTCGGGATAACATGTATGGAGCCACGGTTGGTTCTGTACGTAAGGGACGTTGAATGTGAAACTGCTTGCACTCGCAGCGTCGGCATTGATCTCGTTGAGGTCGATAATGGCATGGTAATTAGTTGACATAAGGTCTCCAAGATGTTCTGGAGTGTCAACAGTATCCCCGTTAGGGAAGTACACCACGATAAGTCGGCCTGCATGGAAACGAGTCGCAACAAACGTTAGAGTGAAGTTCAATCCACCGCGCCAATAACTAGCCATCGTTGAGAGATAACCAAGACTGCCAAATTGACAGTTCATATCTCCTACGAGCTGGTAAGGCGTCGGATGGACAGCCCACGAAGCAATTCGTCCTTGCGCAAAGGCGGTACCGTTGTGTCTCCAAAGGAAGGTTTCAAAGATGTTACTCTGCGACTTCACGAAGTCAATGGACATCTGGTCCACACTCTCGTTAACGGCTTGTTCGGGATTGACGGCATTGTCTGGTATTCCGCCCAAAACCACTGAGTTGTCAAATCCTTCCAGATTAGTATAACCACGTGCGGGCACACGATCAACATACTGGATAGACGACTGGTTCAGAGGCTTGGACAGACCAAAGACGGTTGCAATCTTGTTCCCTACTCTTGCTATCCAGCTCACTGGGCGCGCAATAGCTCCTATGACAGGAACATCCGATAGCGCACCAGAAACTGTAGCAATTTTCTCCGTGACACGAGAAATGGGGCCCTGATGTTCTCCTTCAGGTCCTTGTGCAAAGAACTCCGCATTGTAGCGGGCCTCCTGCGCCAATAGCTTTTGGATGAGCTTTCGGAGCTGGGGCCCACGAGCAGTGGGAATCTTGTTAGTAGGCACGCGGACCTCAGGATTAATGAACCTCGCGAAGAGTGAAACGGTCGCAGTAGGAGCACCAGATCCATCTCCAAGGGGGGACAAACAGGACAAAAACACGGACCCAAAGTAATCCCCGGACGTGGTCATATCAAACATGTCGAACTCATTGATCCAAGGGACCTTGAGCTTGATGGAATTGGTCTGACCAAGCACGAGTTTCACATAGGGGCAGGAAGTAAGGCCTGGGAGGGTGAGGTTTGAAGTCTTGGCTAACTGTTGAACCTCATTCAGATAGGGCAGATAATGCAAGCCTAGTGCACCAGCAGCAAACGGACTAGCGTTCACTTTCACCTCGATCTCTATATCAGCTTTGATGTAACTGAAGAGAGAGGCTTTTTCTAGCACAACTGGGTTGGCAGCAAATATCGCCAAAGGAAATTCTAGCACGTCCATAATGCCAGTAAAGTCCGCTGGATCTGTAGAGAGGTTGTAAGTATCCAAGCCATACGATATTGGAAGAGCTTCCTGAGAGCTATCCCAGATCATATACTTCAAGAGAGTTGGACGGGACAAAAGTTTCATAAGGGTGTGCATCTCCGCATCGGTAACAGCCATCTGCGTAGAGGTCGAAGGCAAAGCAACGGCCTGGGCAGCATTCTGCACGTCAGTGGAAATGGAGTCAACTACGCTCGCGGAACGAGCACTAGCTTCGATAGGGGCAGAAGAAGAAGAAGTTGAAGATGAAGGATTGTCAGCAGGTAAGATGATTCGCTCGCGCAGCACTCGTAAGCGCTGTTGCCGCACTACCCAATGCGACTGCAAGCTAGTCTGGCCGTGTATGCGGGGCTGCCGCTGGGACACGTACTCTAAATAGAAACCCATGCGTAGAATGCCCAAAGCCTCGGAGCAGCGGCTAAGCCTGATCAGTAATACCGACACTCCTGGTAACCAGAGGGTACGCAACACACACACATTCACACAAAACAAAAAGAAAGGTGAGTGTGCCCTAAAGGCAACAGCCCAGCACGCGATCATCAGCCACTCTGTCATATTTCAGACGGTGGAACCTCACGCCATTGTTAGCTTTGCCTGAAGGGCATACTACGAAGTACTATGCAATGGAGCACCTAGATCAGTACCGACGGATCGGTAGTAATCTATCCACTCATAGTAGGTCGCGAATCTGGGATAAATCCCATACCGCGACAAAATCCTCCGCAATCTCTGCATCTCAGCATCGTAAAGATCTGAGCCATGCAGAGCAAACTCGGCAGATGCCGCCATACAGTTCTCGACCGTCTGACTGCGCACCTCCGAGCCTCGGACCCAATTGCACATTTCACGCACAACGGAGATATCAAGTGGTGCGATCCACTGACTACCGGAGTAGACAAAGGCTCGCTTGAGGAAACTGACTTCCGTCAGACATCTCATTTCCACGACTTCTCCAGTTTTGCCTTCATCTGTGTAGGTGAGTCCAAACCGACTTAGAGCGTCAGTAACAGTTTTCTGGTTGTAGAACATCGAGGCGGGTTCGGAAACACCGACAACGTTGTCATCACCATAGACTGCTAGACTGACATGGTCGCGAAAATCGCACTCCAAGCCATAACCTCCATCCAATTTGCACTGCAAGTATGCGAGACGCATGACAAGCATATTGAATATGGAGTTAATGACGACCGTTAGGGGATTGCCGGAAGGTTGAGAATGAGTCTGCTGCAGGATGTTACCTCTGCAGAGGACGCGCGTGTTGCACATCTCTTCAAACAGAACTTCACGCACCAACTGGTTTTCCTCAGAGTCGTCATACCACTCATTGATGAGCTCGAGAACAGTCCAAAGAATCTTCTGAGTCAAGGAACCATCGAAATTGCTGAAATCTCCAGCGAAAACGCGGTCCCCGTACTTCGTCAGGCTCTTGGCCAACTGATCCCACTCAGCACTGAAAGGGTTGATGCCTACACACACCTCGTTAAAGATGCGGTAGCGCGACAGATGTGCGGCAAAGTTCAAGAAATACATCCGAACTGCCAACACGAAGTGCATGGGTGCAGCTTCGAAGACACGAGTCTTACCTTCGTCCACCTTAGAGATGGGTCGGCGCTCGTCCTTGAGAACTGCAGTAAAGTAAACTTCACCACGCACATTCTGCTTCGCCTGCTCAATTAAGTGCAGGACATCTCCTTTGAGCTGAGGCTCATCAAGAACATACTCGTCCTTGCCAAGCCAGTGTTGTTTCCCTTTACCTGGGTTCGCCAGGTTGTAGGGGAATCCGGGTGAAGAACTACGATTGATCGCGGTCAAGAAGGGGTCTGTTTCATCCCCTTGGATAGCTTGCGCATATGTCAAGACCGTTTTCTTCGAGTTCTTTCCGAATCCTAAGACACTGGCCACGTCATTTTTCGCAATCGCAAGCAGGTCATCTGGTATAGGTTCCTGTAGCTTACAGACTTTCTGAATCCCCTTGAGGAGAGGATCGATCGTCTGACCACCAACAGTTACCTTCTTCAGGTGAGCTGGCTTGGATACGGTCGCGTACCACTCCCCCGACTCTTGGATGAGTGAGGGTTGGAGGCACGACTTGACTGGTTGCACAGGGCTCTGCTCGGCCTTACCGAGGTAGAGGATGTCGCCTGAGAGTTGCAAGTCCCTAGCTGCTTTCACAGCTGTGTTGGGAACTAACCAAGACTCCTGAGCGATGTCACGCTTGTGGATTGCTCCAAAAGCATTCTTCTCGATTGCTGCAGCAAGAGCTTCCTGTGTGACCAGCGTGCAAACGCTGGTACCCTTTTTGTTTCCAGCTACGTGGACTCCCATCATCTTTCGGGTGAGGGTGGTGTTCTCGACGAAGTACGGTAAACCGCAATCGCCTGCTTTTCCCATACAATCTACTAGGACATTCTGCTCGACAAAGCAGGGCCCAAAGGCAGATGTGTAGGTCATATTAGCACGAACATCGGTGATTGCTCCAGAGAAGCAACACCTCTCACCTTTCTCAACCTTCATCCGGAAAACCTCGCAGTGTTGAAGCCGCGGAAGCTCACCTTCAGAAAGGAAGTGATTGACGATGTTGGGACGGGAAGCCACGTAGCGTGGTAAACCGATAAGGGCCAGGTCGATAGGGCGACCGGTCTGACCCCTCATCTGATGCACCTTGCACTCCTGCAACGGTATGCGTTGCGCCTGATCATTCTCATAGTTAGTGAGATAGAAAGACGCGCCGCACATGTTGAGGAAATGATAGGGCACCAGGATAATCCTGCCAGTAACATAGAGAGCATACATACAGTTAGTCCCCGCAGCCGTCGCACTAATGCGAACGATGTTGCGGGTCCATACCTTCTCTGCGGTTTCATACGCGTTGAAGTCGCCTTCTGCTTCATGGTTACTGGTCTGACAGTGTGGGCATTGTCGCCAATTGCTTGGCATCTTGTTTCCACACTGGCAGAGAACTTGGGTTGAGGACTGCGCACGCGGCGTCACGAAATCACCTGAGGGGGCCTGAGCTTCTAGACAGAAGCTACACTTGGCCCACCTTTTGGGTATTTTCCGATTGCAACCTGCGCAGATCCTCTGGTGCGAGCCGTGAGCTCGCGCGGTGACATAATCACCTGAGGGTCCCTGGCTCTGCATGAGAGCCAGTTTCCCCCGCTGAGACACGAGGAGGGCAGACAGCTTGTAGGCTATCTTCTTGGGAGCGATGTAAATCGCCTGCATGAGCACGTCATAGCAAAATCCGACTTTCTCCTTGTCGCTACACACTAATGGGGTGTGGTCGCGATAGTAGAGATCGTACAGTTTCTTGCAAGTAACGCACTTACTGCGGGCACAGCGCTCGACAGCGCGGCCACGCTCCCAAAGGGAAAACACGGAAGAGACAGAATACAAGGTACAACTGGGACACAGATGCTCCTTGACACGTAACAGGAGAGTCACAATCAATAGGCCAATGAACTGCGGAGGCAGAAACGAAAAGACTTTCTTGACTGGGGTGTAGAGGTCGATATACCTCGAACACCAGCGACGCGTTAGCTTTGCAGCTTTCGCAATCTTCTCCTGCACCACATCATACCACTTCTGAACAGGTTCTGAACAGGGCTCAGGTAGGTTCAACACCGGCAATCCATCCTCATCAAAATCAGAGGAGGTCGATCCGGGGCTATCATGAACCAAAACCCGAAGCCTGCCCAGAAGGACAGTATGGTATGATGGGTGGTCAGGGCCAATGTCCAGATTCAACGGAGTGAGATCTGGAGCAAAGGCCGAGGCGTCTTGGAAGTCATCACCTTCCTCGTCGCTTGACGACTGGGCCTGGAATTTATCGCGCCACTCCTTCAACTCTTCAGAATCAGGAATGGGCTCAACTCCAGCCAGCTTTTCAAGCAACGCCACACGGTTGTTCTGTACCGTGTTCTCGTCCTCCATCATCTGGAAAACTCTTTCCACGAACTGGTCAAAAGTGAGGGTTTCCAACGGAGCCGTATTTACATCTCGCATGTTATAGAGTATAACTTTATATATCTTGGGATCCAAGATACTAGACACGCGAGTAGGATCTACGACCAAGTGGTCAACACCATCAACTTTCTTTCCATAGGCTGGGTCTACGCTGATCTGAGCACACATCTTCCAACGTCGATAAACTGCATCGGGACTAACAATAGACTGAATATTCGGCCTTTTTGTATTAGAAGTCCCAATGACAACTTTCGAGCTGAAATATGTGTTCTTCTTGTCTTCAATAGAACTCATGTGAAGGTGGAAAGGGTCGTCGTTGATGACGCGGATTGTCTCAAGGATTTCCGGGTTAGGGTTAGCCTTGGAGTCCGCAGCCTGGTAGACATCATCATACACACAGATGGGTTGTCCGTAGTAACCATCCCAATACTCGTTTTCACACTTTCTTGAGATGGCACACCTGGACAGGGAAAAGGGAGAGGAAGAAAAGTAGCGCTTGTAAAGACGCGCAACCAACATTTGCTGAAAAGAAGTCTTGCCGACACCGGCAGGTCCATAGAGGTATATGGAATGAGGTAGACTTCTCTCAATAGTGCTGATTGCGGACGAACGCTGAGCAACATCGTAAAGGGACAGGATGCGACGCTGCATCTGGTTGACGAAACTGGAAATGTGCTTGTCAGCGCGCATCTCTTGATAGATGCGCTCACCTTGTCTAAAGACGTCGATGACAAACTGACACAAGTCCTTGTGCACGTCAAGCCAGACGGGCTTAATCTCTTGGATGGCAGTAACATTCTTCGTATAGGTCTCAAACAGTGGACACTGCTCTTCGAACCTACGTTGAGTCATTGTCTTGCCATACATGTACTCGCAGTACTGGTCTTGTATCCATTCCCAGATCACACCGATTTTCTCCAATCCCATGTTAGCTCGCGCAAACGAAGCTAGGGACGAAGATACTCGGGTGACTGAGGGGACACTGTGACCAAATACTGCAGGTATCATGCCAAGGATTAGACCCACAGCACCAAGCTGGGGACCGCCAGAGGCTTCTGCTGAGAAAGAGGAAGAAAAGTGGTTCAGCAGATCACTGGCGAAAGAGGTGAAACGATTCAGCACGGACTTGGAAAGCCCAAGCTGACAGAGGATTGCCACAATGGCAGAAACAATGTCGCCCCAAGCACACTCCGTGTTCCAGAAGAGGTTGAGCACGGCTGCTACACCGGCCCACTTCTGAATCATGTCGGGTTCTCCAGAGAAGATACTCTGGATCTGCTCCAACAGAGTGTGAAGGGCGTCACTGCTCCTGACAACGCTTTCCAGCGTCTTCATAGCAGCGGAAGGGAGAGCAAGGAGATCAGACAGAGTGGTCCAGGCGGACGCGGCAACGTCGCTAAGACCTTCTGCATAGAAATTATCCTCACCATGGAAAGGGAGCTCCAAGGACAAATGACGATTCTCGATTCTCTCAATATTCCACACGGGTTGAGACCGAATAGCAAGAGTACGAGGGAGTCGCCGGAATGCCTGGAAGCATCCAGTGGAAGAGGGACGGCGCACCTTGCGCAAAAGGACACAATCCTCATCAGAGCGAACAGCTTGAGCGAGATAGTACTTATCATCCAGTATGAGTTGCTGAATGTAAGCGGCATCTCGAACTCGTTGCTGACGCACATATTTGAGGACCTCACGCATGTTGTTGAAGGAATGCTGGGAATTCATTATGGTATGCTGATAACTGAACTGTGAATTGTAAAAAGAACTACAGAGAGAACTAACAGAACGCAAATTCATAAACTTGTACACCATAAAGAACGTTGAAAAAGGAAAATTGTGCATCGAATGTTGTGAGAGCAAAACAGGTGGGTCATAGCACTACCCCACGAGCAAACTTGAACGAAGCAATTGTGACGAGCTGATACGTAACCTAATAGCAGTTGGATTTAGTCTCCACATCTGAACACATACACACAGTTCCTGTCACGGGAACTGCGCAAATGATCAGACCAACCACGTATACGTACTAGCAAATTGCAATGAACAAGGGCGAATCTCAAGTCGCCTAGAGGTTATGAGAACTCCTCATCAAACTGACAGCAGTATGTCAGACATCATTCTAAACAGACAACAATCAATCTCATCATGACATAATCTCGTTCCGCGAAAGAGGTTTTACCCTCCGAACGTACTAAAGGAACATGACAAAACATCAAGTTGAAAGAATGGAATCTCAAAGTTTAACGTGTATTTATCCACGGGTGAAGAAGGTAGATCACCACTACATAAGAGAAAGAAAGAAAGGAAAATAGTAAAAGAGAGAAAGAAGGACTTAGGCCAATCTAGCTTTCTACGACCTAAGTGCTAAAAGCAGACTTAAAACTAAAAACAAAAAGATACACTCTCGTAAGAGCGGCCCCATAAGGACAAGGCTTCCCCACATAAGGACATAGGTTCCCCCCCATAACGACAAGGGTTCGGCCCCATAAGGACAGAGCTTCCCGCTTTCAGCCGCAGCGAACTTGTACCCCTCCGAAGAGTATTAACCAAGATAAACAGACTAAATGCCAGAGCTTGAGGGTCAAACATTGGGCGTGCGTTGGTATGCCG